TACAACTATTTCTGGATTAGATCATCTTGAAGGTCAAGTTGTTTCAATATTAGCAGATGGTGCAACACATCCAAATAAAACTGTTAGTTCTGGATCTATAACTTTAGATCGTTCATCAAAAAATGTTAAGGTAGGTTTGGCATTTACATCTTTACTACAAACTATGAGATTAGATGCTGGATCACAAAATGGTACATCTCAAGGTAAAACTAAAAGAATATATGATATTACAGTTAGAATGTTTGAAACTGTTGGTATAGAGGTTGGACCAAATCTAAATGATATGGAAAGAATACCTTTTAGAACTTCTGCAAACTTAATGGATATAGGTATACCTCCATTTACAGGAGATAAAGAAGTAGAATTTAGAGGAAACTACGAGACAGATGGCTTTATTTTTGCTAGACAAACTCAACCTTTACCTTTTACAATTTTATCGTTATACCCAAGGTTAGTAACAAATGATGGATAATATGTTATATATAGTACCTTACACAGCTGAACATGGAGAATTTATTTTATCTCAACAAATGAATCATAAAATTTTACAAGCAGATGCAGAATATATAAAAATTCAAGGTAATGCTAAAAATTTAGAACAAGATAATTTATCTTTTACAGGAATAGTAAATGATAAACCTATTTTTTCAGCAGGATATAAAATATTTTGGGGTAGTGTTGCTGAGTGTTGGTTTATTGCTACAAAAGAAATGTCTAATTATTCTTTGAGTGTAGCAAAAATAATTAAAAAAGATTTTGCTAAAATTGCAAAAAAACATAATTTAAAAAGAGTTCAAACAGCAGTTAGAAAAGATTTTATTGAAGGTCAAAAATTTGCAGAGTGGTTAGGTTTAGAAAAAGAAGGTCTGATGAGAAAGTGGGGATTTGATGGCTCAGACCAATATATGTATGCGAGGTTATTTTAATGAAAATTTATAATAAAATTGTTTATGATATAGATAACAATATTATAGAAGAAGATTCTTATGAGTATGAAGGACCATTAGCACTAGCAGATTTTGTTAGTACAGCAGCAACAGCAGCAACACCATATATGCCTTATGTAGCAGCTGGAACAGCAGTATTAGCTGGTAGACAAGCAAGTAAAGTTGGAGCATATAATAAAGCAATAGCTGATAGAAATTTTAGAGTTAAAGTACAAGAAGCTGAAAGAATAGAACAACAAAAAGAATTTGATCTTGCTAGATTTGATCAAAAATTTTTACAGTTACAAGGTCAAACAAAAACTGCTGTACTAACTTCTGGTGCAGAGTTATCTGGTTCTGGTTTAAGAGCATTAAAATTTAATGCTGATCAAGCTGAAATAGAAAAAAATATTATAGATTATAATTCTAAAGTTGCAAAATTTAGAAAATTAGAAGAAGCAAACTTTGCTCGTATGTCTGGTGAACTTGCTAAACAACAAGCTAAAGCAACAGAGCTTGGATATTATGCTCAAGCAGGAACAAGTTTATTAAAAGCGTTTGAATAATTATGCCTAAAATACCTACATTTCAATCAACTGCAAGACCTACTACAGAAGTTGCAAGTGTAACAACTGGTATACAAGTATCACCAACCTCTACTGTAGCTGCTAAACTTTTACCTGCTTCTAATGAATTAGCAAATTATTCAATTAAAAAAAGAGATAATGAAGAAAAATTAATTGCTAAAAAATTAATATTAGAATTAAAATCAGAATCAGATAAAATTATTGAATCGCAAAAAGATAATATTAGTGAAGAAGATTCTATTAATAATTGGAAACAAACTTTTACACCTTTAATAAAACAAAAAACATCTAGTATTACAAATAGAAGAGTTAAAAAATTAGTAGAAAATGGAATTGATTTAGAAAATTCAGAAAGCATTTACCATTTAAAACAAAACTCTTTTAAAGCATATGAAAAAGAAAGTGCTAAAATTTATAATGATGACATTAATGCAGATGTAGCAAAGTTTAAATCTGAAACCAATCCTAATTTAAAACAAAAATATAGAGATCAATTATATTTAAAAGCTGAACTATATAACGAAGAACATATGTTAGGATCTGACGATTATAAAAAAAGAATAGAAGCCATTGATAGTGTTTTATTATTAACAGATGCCGATTCTTTGATTGGTACACCAGATGCTGTAGAAAAAATTAAAGAATTAGATAAAGATATAAATGGTACTAAATTTTTATCTGATGAAATATTTAACAATTCTATTTACAATTCTTACAAACAAAAAATTGAATCTATAGCAATTAAAGGTGATCCTAATTCCGATTATGAAGAAGCTGAAAGATTATTAAATGAACTAGAAAACTTTGAAAGATATAATGGTAGTAAAACTGTGTCTGGCAAAAGAGAAGCAGAATTTGCAACATTAAAACAAAAAATATTAACTGAAAGTGTTGGTCATGATACTTTTGTTAGAAAAATTGAACAAGGTAATAAATTTTTTGAATATCAAACAGAACAAAAAAAATTATTAGAATCAAGTTTTTTTAATTCTTTTATTCCTACTCTTAATAAAGCTATTGATAAAGAAAGAGCAGTAGAAGCTGGTCTTGAATATGATGCAAGAATAGATTTATATGCTCAATTAAATAAAGATGCAACTTATGCTGAACAACAACAGTATGCTAGACAGTTAAGAATAGATTTACAAGATAAATACGAAAAAGTTACAACAGAACAAATTACATCTTTTAATTTAGAAGAAAATAAATTTAATGTAATTAGAGAAGCTGATAAAATTATAGAAGCTAAAAATAATTATATAGCAGATCCTAAAGCTAAAAATATTTTAATAACAATGTCTAGATTAAATGGTTATGTAGATGAAGAAGGTAATCCAGAAGTTATTAAATTTTACAATGATTATATTAAAATTATTAAATCAAGACAAGAAGGATAATTATGGCAGATGTTCAGTTATCTGAAGAAGCTATCGAATTTGAAAAACAATTTGAAGAATCTACTAAAAAAATAGAGCCAGTTAATTCTGGTTTAATTATTAATCCAGACGAAGAAGATTTTAATTTTTGGAATAAAGCAGGAAGTTTAACTTTATCAGCAGGTCAAGGTGTTGTTAATGCAGTAGAAGAGCAAGGTGATTTTTTAGATGAAAATATAGTTTCATTAGGTGGATTAGAGTTTGGAGATCAAGATGGTAAGTTTACATTTAAAGATTTAATACCAAAATATGTTTCTCCTAAAAAATGGAAAGAAGGTGGTTATTCACAAAAAAGAAATTTACCTGTATTTCATAAACCAGAAGGCATTGGCGAAAATTTAACTGAAGGTGCAGCAAGATTTGTAACAGGATTTATAGGACCATCTAAAATTTTAAAAGGTGTTGGTCTAGGTGGTAATATAGTTAAGACAGGATTAAGAGGTTTATCTGCTGGAGCTGTAGCTGATCTTACTGTTTTTGATCCTAATGAGGGTAGACTATCAGATATGTTGGTAGAGTTTGATTCACCTGTATTAAATAATGCAGTTACTCAATATTTAGCAACAGACGAAGATGATACTGAAATGGAAGGTAGACTAAAAAATGTACTTGAGGGGATGCTTATTGGTGGACCACTTGAGATATTGTTTGGTATCAAAGCATTTAAAAAAGCTAAAAAAACTAAAGACATAGCAGAGAAAGAAAAAATTTATAAAGAAACTGGTGAAGCTATTGATGGTTTAAAGAAAAAGAAAAAAAATAAAAAAGTATTAACTAAAATTGTAGAAGATAATAAAGCTATCAATACTAAAGAATATATTAAAAAAATAAATATTGGTGAAAAAGAAGCTAAGAAACAAACTGAATCTTTTATTAAAAAGATATTAAATACCAAATCATTCTTAAATTCTGCTGAAGTTTTAAAAACAATAGATGATGTATCTGAAAGATTTGATGATGTAACAAAAGATTATTTACAAAATGATGTATTAAAAAATCAAACAGCAGAAGAACTTGCAACAATATTATCAAGAGACAAAGAAGAAGTTTTAAAAGCATTACCTAAAGATGCTGAAGCCGCTAAAAATGCTACAGTTAGAATGTTAGCATCTAAACAAGTATTACAAGAACTTGCATTTACTTTAAAGGAAACATCTGAACAATATGTTAAAAAATTTGGTAGAGATACTAAGGCTTGGACTAAACAAGCAAAAGAAGAAGTAGCTTTACAGAGTGAGATAGTTAGAAAAACAGTAATTGCTCTTAAAGATCAAATAAGAGGTGCTGCTAGAACTACTCAAGCAGGTAGAATAAAAGTTGCTAGATCAGAAGGTAAAGTTTTAGATATAGAAAAAATGGTAGACATTATTCAAAATTTTAGAGGAGACTCAGCTACTATTGCAAACTTAATTAAAGATGCACCATTAGAAGAAGTAATTAATTCTGTTGCTAAAACAAGATACCAAAGAACAATAGAAGCATTTAACTCACTTTATATTAACTCATTATTGTCTGGTGTATTTACACAAGCTATCAACATGAAGTCTGGTATTTATGAAGCATTGATTAGACCAATGGAACAAATTGGTGGTGGTCTTGCAAGAGCAGATGTTAAATCAATAAGATTAGGTTTTGCTCAGTATCAAGGAATGATGATGAGTTTTGGAGATACTATAAGAGCTACAGGACTAGCTTTAAAACAAGGTGATGCAATACTTGATCCTCTTGCTAGAACTCAAGATAACTTAGAAATTGTAGGTGGTAAAGCAGTAAGACCCATTAGTGGTGCTAACCTAGGTTTTGATGGAGCTGTTGGAACTGCAATAGATTGGATAGGTAATGTTGTAGAATTACCATCAAGATTACTAATGACAGGTGATGAACTATTAAAACAAATGAATTACAGAGGTAGATTATTTACTAATGCTTTAGATAATACTATGACAAGAAGTTTATCTATTACATCTAAAGAAGGTAAAGAAAATATTAAAAGAATTTTTGATGAAGGGTTTGATAAAAATGGATCAGCAAATATAAAAGATAATAGTATTAATCAAAAAACTTTAGATTACGCAAGAGAATCAACTTATACAAATTCTTTAAAAGGTGGTTCTTATTTAGATTGGGGAGCTAAAATACAAACATTTTTAAACAACTCACCAGAATTTAGATTCATGGCTCCCTTTATTAGAACACCTACAAACCTTTGGAGACATTTTGGAAATCGTATTCCTGGATTTGGTTTGCTTACAAAACAAAATAGAGACTTATGGAATAGTGGAGATCGAAGAGCAAGAGCTGAAGTTTTAGGTAGACAAATGATGGGTATGGCTTATGCAGGTTATGGTTTACATTTAGCAACAGAAGATATTGCAGATAAAGATGGTAAACTATATCCTAAAATAACAGGTAATGGACCATCTAATTTTCAAGTAAAAAAAACTTGGTTATCAATGGGTTGGCAACCTTATTCTATTGCACAAAAAAATGAAGATGGAAGTATAACTTATAAACAATATAATAGAATGGATCCTCGTTTTTATATACTTGGAATTATTGCAGACTTAAAAGAAAATTTAATTAATATTAATGATGAACAAAAAGAAGATTTATTTAGTTCAGCAGCATTAACTGTATTTAGAAACGCATCTAATAAAACTTATTTAAGAGGTTTATCTGATGCTATGGAACTTATTGCTAGTCCTACTGAAAATAGTTTTTCTAAATTTTTTGGTGGAGTAGTTGGAAATGCTATACCTTACGCTTCTTTAAGAAATCAAGGTATACCAGGAATATTAGAACCAGAAAAAGAAGCATATGAAACAAGAGGATTTTTAGATAGAATTATAGCAAGGTCTGGATTAGGTGAAAAATATTTAGAACCTAGAAGAGATATATTAACAGGTGATCCTATAGAAAAAACACCTAGTAGTTTATACTTAAATGCAGATGGCGTAGCATCATTTTCTTTTTGGTTTCAAGGACCAAGTTTAGTAGGTAGAAAAATAGATGTTAAAGATAATCCTGTAGCATTTGAAATTGCTAGACTTAGAATACCTCTTGGAGAACCACAAAAAATTAAATATAAAAAAGTTGATTTAACTAAAGAATACAATTTTACAGGTGAACAATCTGCTTATGATTATATGATGGAAAATATAGGTAAAGTTAAAATAGAAGGTAAGACTTTAACAGAATATTTGCAAGACACTTTTGATTCAAGTGATTATCAAAGTTTACAAGAGGGTGATGTTGATTTTGATGGTGGTAAAGAAATATATATTAAAAAAATATTTAAAGGTTTTAAAGATATGGCTTATTATCAAATGCTTGAAAAATATCCTAAAACTAGAGAACGCATAGAAGCTGCTCAAATAGAAAAATATGGCTTTTACAATAGAAAAAAAGGAGATGAAACAGAAGAAATAAATGTACTATTACCACAATAATATGGTATTGATAATTACAACATTTAATATATAGAGAATTAACATGACAGTATCTTCAACTACAGTAAAGAATTCCTACTCTGGTAATGGGAGTACAACCCAATTTGCATATGGGTATAAAATATTTGCAGACTCAGACTTAATCGTAATTATTAGAACAGACAGCACAGGTGCTGAAACTGTTAAAACTTTAACTACACACTACACAGTAGCTGGTGCAGGTGATGCTAGTGGGGGTTCAATAACTTTCACTACTGGTAACACTCCAGCGTCTGGTGAAACAGTTGTAATAATTAGAGAAGTTCCGCAAACTCAAGCAATAGACTATATTGCTAATG